ATTCGGGACTGGCAGGATCGTGAGCCAATGGTGGTCATGGACATTCAGAGCTTTACTAAGGTGGATGTTGTTGTTAATCTGACAACAACATGGAGCGAACATTTACATCAAGTCTAAGGGGAACCATTGAAGGCGAAAGGTCAATCTTCTATTTCTGGCCGAAAGACAAACCGAAAACGCACAAAAAAAAGCTACATCGCCGAAAATTGCGTAAAGCTGATCGAGGCGGTCGTCGCCGAGGCGATTCACGATTACCGTCATCTAAGGGCCGGAGGAATCGTCGATAAACTTAAGAAAGTTGGATCCCTAAGAAAATACGGATTCAGCAAAAACAGCAAAGTAACCACGATGCGCCACGACGGGGAAGTGGTGGATCTGCTTAACTTTCTCAAGTCTCCTGACTTAGATCTGCTACTCAGGATGTGTCATTCATCCGTGGATGGATCAACTCTACGTCGAAGATTGGACAAACCATATTATTCAGTATCAGCAAGGAACAGAGGCGCTGATGGGGCTTTTTATATATGATCTTTTTTCCAAGGATCCGATTTCTTTGTGAGGAACGTTTTAAGGGAGTCATCCCTGAACCTTACCCAGCGAGTCAATTTCTTCCGGATTGGTACAAGAAACTTCCCCACCGTACCGGCAATCAAGGGTTAAACAAAGGCACAGTCAAGAGATGCGCCCCATTCCTAGATTCTCTTTCCGCCGGCTTCATCATTCCTCTGGCCGGTGACGTTGAACTTGTTTCAACCGAGAAGGGAGCGATTGTCGCAACGGATAGTTCTTTCCCGACGAAAATCATAGGGATGCACCAACCTTGGCAGTTAGGTGGCGAGGCTCATCCATCCCATCCGGCCCAACCGCTTAAGTTCTCAAACTTCTGGCATATCCATGTTCCCGCCGGTTGGTCGGTATTGTTCGTTCCTCCCCTAAATAGGGCAGATCCTAGATTCGAGTGTTTTTCGGCAATCGTTGAATGCGACAAGTTTAAGAATCAGATTAACTTCCCGTTCGTCCTTAAGGATCCCAAGTTTTCCGGAATCATAGAGCAGGGGACTCCGTTGGTTCAGGCTATCCCTTTTAAGCGGTCGGAAATGGGCGGGAGACATGTTTGCGGGACGCTAGGCAAGAAGGATCTTGCAGAGATCCAGAAAACAAAACTTAAGATGGATGCCCATGAGTCTTATTACAGGGATCGGGTTTGGAAAAAAGACGGGAAGAGTCGATGCCCGTTTCACAGGATTCTCGGTTTATGAGTCTGGATTCAGTAATCGAAACGAGTCCGGCCCTGTGGATGGCAACATCCGGAATCATTAAAAACAAGGCCGGCAATCTGGTTAGGCCCACGCCAAATGATTTCCAAAAGTTTGTTTCGGAAGTGATTGAGTGGTGTATCGAAAACAACGAGCGTCCTAGAATTGTAATCCTTAAGCCTCGTCAAAAGGGATCCTCAACGGTTTCTTGCGCTTGCGTCTATACGTTCTTGCGTCGCTTCTCCGGAGCTAGGTGCGCTTTGATTGGGGATGAGTTGGATACGTCAAACAATCTTGCGGAAATCTTCAGCCGGTATGCAGACATGGACGATCACGTATGGGGCAACGAATGGCATAAGACTAAGTTGGCATTCTCAAACGATTCAAGTTGTCACAAGGAAACGGCAAACGATCCACGGGCCGGCATGTCATCCACCTTTCAAGTCGTCTTGGCGTCCGAGGTGGCACACTGGAAGAAGCGGGGAGAACGGAATGCCGAAAGCGTACTTCTTTCAATTCTAAATTGCGTTCCAGATGAACCCAAAACCCTAGTTATTGTTGAGTCCACGCCAAACGGGGCGTCAGGGGCATTCTATGAGAGGTGGCAAAAGGCAGTATGGTTTGAAGATTTCAAAAAAGGAAAGAAAGGAAACGGTTTTATTCGTGTGTTTTGGCCTTGGTATAGCTTTGCGGATTCGGTCGAGACGTTACCGGCTCAGAAAGAAGAGGAAATTAAGGAATCCCTCACGGATTCTGAGAGGAATCTGATGGGTTTGGGTGCAACTATACCGAATCTTGCATGGCGTCGCCGGATCGTGGGTGAGAAATGCGGTGGAGATGCCGAGCTTTTTAATCAGGAATACCCCACCGACGACGTTTCATGCTTCTTAACGTCTGGCCGGCCAAGGTTTGACCGGTCAGGGGTTGAAAGGATCGAGGTTCTTACCAGAAAGAAGCAGAGAACAGAGGGTGTTCTGGATCCTTCCGGTAATTCGGTTGTGTTCCGGCCTACCGGATCCGCCGAAGCGTGGCTATGGCTATGGGAAAAGCCTGAGTACGGTCGCCGGTATTTGATTGGTGTCGATACCATGACAGGGGCGAGTCAGGTAGCAGGATCCACAAGGGAGCCGGACTGTCATTCAGTGATAGTTTTGGCATCCGGAGCTTTCGTATCAGGCAAATGGATCCCGCCTTCCGTAGTTGGGAGGTTAAAACCACCTTGCAGGGTGGATATTGACGTTCTGGCCCTATTTGTGGACAGGCTTTCAAGGTTCTTTGGTGGTTGCATGGTCGTTCCAGAGGTAAATAACTCCGGATTGGCCCTAATCGAACTACTTAAGGATGCTCAAACGCCGATTTACCAACGTGAAATCTTCAATTTACGTGAATCCAAGAAGGCGAAGGCACTTGGATGGCAAACAACCGAAAAGACAAGGACGCTAGCAATAGAAACACTAGCCACGGCAATCAGAGACGGGGATATGGATGGCGGGGGAATCAATATCTATTGCCCAAACATCCTTTCCGAGCTTAAGACATTCGTAATTACGGACTCCGGCAAGGCCGAGGCGATGAGTGGGAATCACGACGACGATGTTTTGGCCTTATCAATCGCAATAGCGACAATCGATGGCGCAACTCCCTATCTTGCACCTTCATCCACAAGAGGACTACCGAGAGATCTGCTCAACGCAGAGAAATCCATTCAGGCAAACCGCAGAAGCTATGCTTGACGCACTAACGCATAAACCTAACTCATAGACAAAATGGCCGATTTTCCCCCAGCCCAGTATATTGACGGTTACACTGCAACGGGTGATACAATATCTTTCACGATTGCGGGATACACTGGAAAAAAAGTTGCAAGCGTAACGGTGACTGATGGTGGATCCTATACACCACCAACCGCTTCAGTTGCATTCTCTGGAGGATCCGGTAGTGGAGCAGTAGGACAATGCTCGCTTGAGTTAAAGAGCTTAGATTTTGGTTCGACTGGTGCAACGTCACTGATTGTGACATCACAACCAAACGCAGTACAAATAAGTATGAGTGGCAATAGCAATGCTTCACCTTTGTATGGGTTACAATCTTTATCTGCTACCGGCGATCACTATTACAATATAAATACTCCTCCAACAATATCAGTTTCGGGAGAAAATGGCACAAGCACAGATGCGACAATATCATTCGATTCAACATCCTCTCTTCATGTCGCCAGCCTAGTAACCCCAACCCCAGCAACAGGGGGTGGTATTTATCCGGTAGGAACAGACACCCCAGTTGAGATTGTTGATGCAAGTGATACAGACGTAGTTCTTGGAACTGCAACAATATCCGCAAATGGTAACGGAAATATCGATGGGGCGACTGTAAATGTAGATAGCTGGACTACTCCTGAATCAAGGGCAATACTCCTTAGTGAAACACTTAAACTCAAAACAACTGTACCATCCTACCTTATTACCTCGTTCACAACTTCTACGCAGTTTTATCATAACAGGTATGGTGGAACTCCGGCGATTTCTGTATCGAGTCAAAGTGGTTTTGCAGAATCTACAACAACCATCTCCGTTTCTAGTCCTTACTTCAAACCAATAACCTTTTCCTATAATGGCGTTCCTTTTGTCGCTGGAACTTCACCTTATTGGCAGGGTACGCTTGAAGGACAAATCTATGAAGATGAACCAATACAGGGCTATACCCCCGAAACGGGAGTGGGGGTAATATCGAGTGGATCGTCGGTAGCCACTTGGTCAAGTTCTCATTATACTTGGAGTGATGTGGGTCAAACGTTTTGGATGTATAATATTGTGTATGGAGAATTCCGAACGTATGCGCTAACCGTAAAGGGTGTAATACCTTATAGTCCATCCCAATATAATATTGTAGGTTTAACCCTTGGTGGAAGATACGATACACCAACACCAACCCTTGCCATAACAAATCTCTACACTGACCCTGCGTGTACTACTCTCGCTACTAGCGCTAATTTCAATATAGGAGTGTCATCAAATACTACAAGTTCAGCTAGTTTCAATATTAAAGCAGTCAGAATGGCTCAATCAACAGCATCCTCAAGAGTAACGGTTACTCAAGCTGGGGATGGATATACAGGACTACTTGCCGTAGTTCCCTCCGGACTTTATGCCAATACGAATCTGGATGACGTTGTAACATCAAACAACTTCACACAAACCTTAATACTTAAATCGGCCAAGATAAACAAAAATAATGGAACTTATAGCGCACAACCAACAATAACAGTCTCCGGTGGTGGCATAAATGATTCTAGTGTAACCAAGAGCTTTAAATACAATGTTAAGAGTGTAAATGTTGCGATTGGCGGAACGGGATACACGACAAGCCCATCAGTAGCGATCACGGGGAGCGTTTCTTCTGGTGGAGCAAATGCAACTGCAACATCGGCACTTTTGGCAACCCCAGCCATATCTCTTCCAAACCTTACCGGAACCGAGGCAGATTCAACAACCGGAGACTTTCGTGAAGTATGCCACGCTTTATGCGAAATGATCGAAGCAATAGACACTACATGCGTAAAAACAGATTTTACTACAACTCTTCAAACAAGCGGAATAGGGGTTATGGAAAGATTCACATTTCAATTTGATCTACTTCCTGAAGCTGGTGCATTGGCAATAGATCCAGAACCATAATATGCCATACGATACATCACCATCATCATTCTTCGGCACAGGGTATTCGTATTCATCAGCAAATAAGACGATTACACTTAGCACGTCCAATTCCACGCATTCAATTAAGTTAGGGGAGCTTACAAATAGTGAAGCAAATCAGGCTACTGGTGACGTAAGGAAGTTGGCTTATGCGCTAATGGTATTTATTGAGCAAAGAATAGCGCAACTTGGTTCAAATAAACCAACAAAAATGACAATCGCAACAACCGTCAAGAACGGAAGTATTCAGGCGTCCTCAGGAGGCTTACTGAAAATATACGTGATCACATTCTATCGAAGTAACGTATCTCATTACGACGTCACGCCAGAGTGATGCTTGACAGGGCTTGTTGTCCTTCTAACAACATTATATGGCTGAAAAAAGCACCTACACTGGGCCTGACGTCGATACTGGTTTCGGGGCATATTACGAAAAACTAAGGGCAAATAAGATTTCCCAGCGTCGGAATAACACAAGTCAGCGCAGAAGAAGCCTAAGTGAAGATGAAGAAAGTGAATTAGTGTCGAAGGCTTTAGGATGGTATAAGAATCTATCAGATAAAGACAAGAGTAGTTATCGTTTCGATGCCGAGAGGGGCGCAACAGCAACGGCAGACGAAAAAGAACAATTTCAGGCTGAATTAAGCCAAAAATACGACATGCTTGGGCGCAGGAGACAGTCGCCTCAAGAGCAGTGGAAGCAATACGAGGACAACATTGGTCGCAGTGGTGACGTGATGATTACCAATACTGACGGAAAGAGGGTCGTAAATCCAAAATACAATCAGGAGATTATTGAAGGCTACGGAAAGAAAAACCCGACAACTGGAAACAATGCAAAACCCGTTCCTGAGCCTTCTTCCAACAACGGAGAGGTTCAGGTTGCAGGGGTAGCAAACGCAGAAGGTAAGGTCGGCGGATCTCAGCCGGCGGGATCTGCCAAGTCAGTGGAAACGCCAAAACCGGCTGGTTCCTCTCCTGAGCTTAAAGCCAAGGGAAACCAAGATCCAGAAGGTTATGGCTACACTGACTCTGAATCGTATAGCGCATTCAAGAAAACACGTCCCTCTGCGGTAAGTGATTACGATACCCAATTCAACCAAGGGGCGATGGGTGAGAGGTTAAAAGATATTCAGACTGCTCAGGATGGTTTGGCACGAAATAGCAGATACAGCACTGACAGTAGTGCCGAAAGGAAAATGGGTGATGCACGGGCTAGGAACGAGTATCAAGACGAGCGTGAGCGAATTAAGATGGAGTACGATAAGGGTATTCGTGCAAGCGAACTGCGAGATGAAGATAACCGAAGGCTAGCAAGCGGAAGAACACTTAAATATGACAAGGAGCGTGAGCGCAACGAAAGAGGCTACATAGCTGATCGTACTCAGTTCGCAGACATCGACGAAAAAATGGGCGAGATGCGACGAGTTGTTATAGGAAGAGAAGAGAAAGACGGTAGGACTACAACATTCCTAAGGAACAAGGATGGATCAACCTCATCCACTTCAACGACGACTCAAGCGACCGAAGATAAGATTGACGGACTTAGGGCTACTAGGACTAAAGAATTGCTTGCTGGTGGCATGGATGAAAAAAGCGCAAAAAAGCAAGCCTCTCAGGATGTTCGTCAAATATATGCTGAAGGGAACATCGACGACTACAATACAACCAACGGCAGACCCGCCACAAAAAGAGCAGATTATACGGCTTTAGACGACAAAGACAGGATTTCAGCTATGGCCCGTAATAATTACGACCCATCCAAGCTAGCCTCAGATAAAGAATACCAATCTGTATTGGCACGACGAAGTGGCGACAAGAAGATCCAAGACATGTCAAAGGACTTCGATAAGCAGAAAATGGAAATGGCGAGCGCAAAACCAGAAGTGGCAAAACCTTATGACTTTTTTAAGAAAGATGGTTCTGTCGATAAAAGCGCATTTGCCCGTGTTAGCGATAAGCCTTTGGAAGTTCCATACAAAGAGAACGCTCCCGCAACAGGCTCGAATCCAATACAAGCACCAAAGACTCCTCAATATGAGGGTGATGTCGGCTACAAAGGGCCATCTGAAACGCCTAAGGCCGAAATCCAAAGCGCATCCAAAGAACCGGAATTAAATGATTTTCAGAAAATGTATGTTGAAGAGGCTCAAAAAGCTATCGCTAAAGATCCATCAGTCGCTCAAACAATGGCAACAAACCAATCCGGAAAAGCGGGTGGATTCAAGTCGGGCATAGATGCAGAACAAACTAAAGATTTAATGGCGATAGATACAAAAACAAATCAACCAACAATCTCTGCACCAAAACAAGTTGCCAGTACACCTAAATATGAGGGGCCGGATGCTTCTGGTGGCACTGCTGACGCAAACGACTTAGCTAGAAAGAAAAAGAAAAATCCAAACGAAGGAACAATGGTAGCTTAACAAAGGAGACAATATGGCATACACAAAAACACCTACAACTTGGCTCGGAGCCGGCTATTCAGCCAACTCCGGATCAAACACCGTAACATTCACAACCGGTAGCGCATCTAGCAACGTAACAGTTGCAGAGCTTACCAACACCGAAGCAAATGCAAGCACCGGCGACATCCGGAAAATCATGCTGGCTTTTGTGGAGCAGTTTTATCGGGCCTTTAACGCCACTGCGGTTGCAGATCGGCCATTAAAAATGACGGTCACAAGGAACATAGTTGCCGGTCAGGACAACGTGAATACGGCAAACTACCAGTTCAGCTTCACGCTATCCCCAACCGTTCTCGAAGTAGCCGACGAGGTTTAATCTATGGATGGCGAGTCGGGAGCTTTTTCGGCTCCTATCCTTACGGACTTTCCGGATGGATGGAAACCGAAGAAGTGGAAAAAGGGATTATCTGTATCAGAAGCCAATAACCAAGGTGGGGATTGGCACGACAAGATGAAGAGCGAGGGCAGTAAATTGGAGAAACAGGCAAAGATGGAAGCAAATAAACAGGCAAATAGAGAATCAGCACAGAGAGCAAACGCAAATAGCGGGATAACACGGGCTTTAGGATAATTGAACAAATGAGCCTAGAGAACATCTTCGATGACTCCAAGGGAGCTAGTCGCCTACCTGATTCAAAAGGCGTCGGGATCGACCCAGTTAAACTTGAGGATGTTAATTTTGACCCTAAAGAGTCGGATCCGGTGGAACCGACTGGTTCTGCCATGGCTTATGCTAGTCCGGTAAATCCAAACCCATCCGGAATCGATTTCAGGTTTATGCGGGATCCTTACGCTAGAAAGAACTTCAAGGGCGAGATTGATTACGCAAACAAAGCGGATCAATTCAATAGCAGGATTGAATCTTCTCAGTCCCAGCTAAAGGCTAGGGAAGAGAGAGCAAAGCAAGTAGCGGAGCTTAAGGCTCAAAAGCAACAGGAAGCAGATTTCAAGAAGGGAATGAATAGCGAAAAGGAAGGGCAATACAGGAAGGCAGGACAAAAGTTTTATACGGATGCCTTTGGTGACGTTCAGGCTCAAGTCAATGAAGAGAACCAACCGGTATATGATGCTACTCCTTGGAAGATCCAGAAGGGCTTAGACGGACGCAACGTAAAAACCCGCAGAAACGAGTTCGGGCAAGTAGAAACAGAGGATCCGGATAAAGATGCGCCTATCGCAGAATCCAAGATCAAGCCAAACCAACTCTTTAGGAAGAACAAGCTATCAGAGGATCAATTCGTCGGCACAGTGGATGAAGGTCTGACTTCTGGTGACGAAACAATCCGAGGTGTGGCTGAACAGGCAAGAGAGAAGCAGAACGACAACCTTCTTAAAGAAACAAGGAACTCGTTTGTACGCCAAGAGCTTAAGGTTAAAGCAGATCTCGACGATCATAAACTTCAGATGGCCCAGCTTGCCAAGGCGTCGCAGGAAAACGACATGCTTCCGGATTCGCCTGAGAAGCTAGCGAAGAAGGCTGAAATTGATAAGGCAATCGAGGATGGGGCCAAAAAAGCGCAAACCTTTAGCGAATCACTGCTTGAAGCGAAAGCCCAGCGGGAGGATTTTGAAGGAAGTCAAAGTCTATCGGCATGGTCAAATGCTGAGAGGGCAAGACTAGACTTCTTGAGAAGTGATAGAGGCGCAGAATACCTAAAGCGCAAGGGGATCGATAATCCTGAAAAGGATCAGGTTCTAATTGACATTCGCAATAAGCTGAACGAGCAGGGCAGGAAAACCCTAGAGCAGTCTCAAAAAAAAACTGAAGATAGAACCCAGCTAGTCGGAAACACGATGATTGACGGGGGAGAGCAACCCGAATCATCCAAAAAGAGTCCTGCCTTACCGATGCAGGACACGGCAACGCTAAGAGAAGCTGACGATAAGTACGAAAAACGGGTTACGGATGCAAAGATTCTAGCGAATGAAGTTGCCACGAAGGAGAACGAAAAAGTACGGGCATTATATTCGAATCTAAACGCTAGTGCCGATGCGGTTACTTCAATCGATAACCAACTCAAAGGGCTACAAGATCGGATGACGGAACTTA